AAAGTGACGTGGTGCGGAAAGGTTGGCAAAGTGGAAGGTCTTGACGGAGAGTTCCGCTATAGCGAGGGTGAGACTGCCTTCCGAATCAGTTACCAGCGCGTCAGTCTTGGCCTTTACGAACTAGTGGACGGACACTGGTTTAGGGCGACGAAAGGATGACCCTCTGGCTCCACCAAACCCAGATCCTCAGCGACATCCGCGCCGCCCTAACCCACCCCGAGCATTCCTGCGTCGCAGCGATGCCGACCGGAGCAGGCAAGAGCCGCGTAATGACAACGATGCTGGAAGGTGCCTACCGCAAGGGCAATCCGGCGTTGATCACGGTGCCGAGCCAGGAGATCCTTGACCAGTTCGTCGAGAGCATCGGCGTGCCGGTCGAAGTGCTGCGAGCTGGCAAGAAGCCCGACCTATCGAGGGCGCTGGCTGTGGTCGCCATGAGCCAGACGCTCGCCCGCCGTGACGTGACCTGGCCGGTGCGGCTGATTCTGGACGACGAGATCCACCGCCTGACGGACCAGCGGATCGCCATCGCTGCCCGGCTTGGCAACGCCTATCGCGTAGGCTTTACCGCCACTCCCAGCCGCCTTGCCGGCACCCCGTTGACCGCCTACAGCCCGCATTTGGTCCTTGGCCCACAGGTGCCAGACTTGCAGGCGCTAGGGCTGCTGTCGCCGACCGTGACGTTCCGCGGCCCGTCGCCAAGCCTGCAAGGGATCAAGAAGGTCGCTGGAGACTACTCGCCGCAGGGGTTGCAACAGGCGCACCGCCCGGCGTCGCTGATTGGCGAAGTGCCGAAGTGGTTGAAGCACTGGGGCACGGGTCGGCGGATCATCGGCTTCTCAACCGGCGTGGAGCACTCGGCGGACCTAGTAGCAGCCTGTGGTGCTGCTGGTCTACGGACAACGGCAATCGACGGCAACACGCCAAGCCTGGACCGAAGGGCGGCGCTCGATGCCTTGCGCGCCGGCTCACTTGACGTGCTCTGGAATTGCATGTTGCTGGTCGAGGGCTTGAACCTTGTGGAGTGCGACGCGGTATCGCTGAACTTCTCTACACTTTCCGTTGACAAATACATGCAAGCGGTCGGGCGCTGCCTGCGGATGAGCCCGCACACGGGCAAGGTCAACGCGCACATCTACGACTTTGGCGGCAACAGCTTCCCAGAGCGGCACGGCTTGGTCGACCAGCCGCGCGATTGGGAGCAGGGCGGCAAGGTCGCGACCGCCAAGGGTGCGCCCGGTCTGCGGACATGTGAGGAATGCTTGGCGCTGTGGCTTGGTCCTCCGGTGTGCCCCAGGTGCGGCCACGTTCGCGAAGCCGAGGGGCGCGACTTGCCGCGAATGGTGGTCGGCGAGATGGCGCCGGTGGTCAGCAAAGCGGAGTTGGAGCGGTTGGCGGTTGTTGGCAGTCGCGCGACTGGACCGCGACCATGCCCGTCTTGGGCTGCAACAGACGCGGACCTGTGGACCAGACTGGAGCGTAAACGGCACCGCGAGGGCTACGCGCTAGGCGACGGCAGCCGCGCCCACCCCGGCTGGACGGCTGTAGCCTGGCAGCAGATCAAGTCGCGCGCTCAAGCATAAGGAATTCCTCAGTGTCCATTCGCATATACACCTTGTTCCCGCCAGAGCCGTAGACCAAGGCGATGTTGTCAAGGATGAACCAAAAGGAGTCAAACCCAACACGCCCCTTGCATCCCGGCACAATGAAGCGAGGGTGGTTGACGCGGAACTCAGGGTCTTGCAGCAGCGCCAACTCACTGATCGCCTCCTCGTAAGCGGTGCCGAGGATGACTGTCTTGGGTTCCTTCTGGCAGTACGGCTTGGCGGCACGGATGATGCGCGCCATCTTGGCCAGGTCGAGCACCTGCGGCACCTTGGGTCTGCGCTGGCGACCGCTCACGACACCATCCTCTGCACCTGCTGGGGGGCGAACACGGTGCCCTTGCGGGTGGCAAAGCCGGCGAGCTGCAACTCCACGCCGATGTCGCGCAGGGAGTAGCCTTGCCCGCGGAGTTTGCGAGCGAGGACGATGGCGCGCTGCTCGTTGGCGTCGTCGACCAGCACGCCGCCTTCTACCCGCTTGCCAACCAGCACGCCGCCTTCTACCCGCTTGCCAACCGGCACCGAGCCCGTACGCTCCCCGCGAGCCTTCTTGGCAGCCAGGGCGGCTTTGGTGCGGGCGACGATCATCTCGCGCTCCAGCTCGGCCACGGCGTCGAGGATGCGGCGCATGAACTTGTCAGTCGGGCCTTCTCCGTCCACGCCACCGTCTACAGTGCAGAGCCGTGCGCCGACCTTGGCCACTTCGCGCTCAGTGAGGATGGACACCAGCGGGTCGCGGGCGATACGGTCGCGCTTGTGGGCGACGAGGAAGTCTGCGGAGTGAACGCTTAGGTCGGCCAACGCGGCGAGCAGACCGTAGCGCGCTGCGATGTCCGCCTTTCCGCTAACGTGTTCCTCATGGTAGGCGAGGACGTTGACATTGTTGAGTGCAGCCCAGGCGTCGATGGCTGCCCGCTGCACGTCGATGCCGTTCTCTTGCTTGTTGGTACTGACCCGTAGCAGAGCGATTGCCGTCTTCATTGTCCCACCACCACCCGCAGCGCTTCGACTGCGGCAACGTCAATCCAGATGCGACCGCCAATCTTCTCGGCGGTCAGTCGCTTCTTGGCGATCCAACTGCGAACGGTGCCGGGCTTTACGCCCATCCGCTTTGCAGCCTCTGCCGGTGTCAACTTGCCTTCCATCGGTCCTCCACCCGTAGCGTAAATCGCGCTTGTAGCGTTGTCAACCCTCTTGACGTTTGTAGCGTTTGGCGATAGAGTCTGGGGCGGAGGTTCCCAATGACTGAGAAGCGCACCCGCAAACTAGGCCAACTGAAGTGGTGCCGTTGCGACGAACGCCACGGCTGGATGCAAGATGTCGCCGTGCCCGGCATGGACGACATCACCGACGCCATCGCCGCCAAGAAGGCGCTCGCCGACCACCTGACCACGCTCAGCGAGGACGTGGAAGGGCAGAAGTTCCGCCTCATCCGCGACGTGGAGGAGGTGGAGCCCAAGGTCCAGGTGCAGCGCAAGGTCCACTTCTAATGGACTTCCCAGCAAACCTGCAAGAAGTGCCATGGTTGGACCAAGCGCCCGAGGAAAAGGAGCGCCAAACCGGCTTGCGCCTGTTCCGAGCCTGGGCAGCCCCCGGCACCATGGACCAAAGCGCGACCGAGGAGGCGTTTGCCATCCACGCGCCCGCCGAGGACGGCAAAAAGGCGCTGGATCTGGCCATGGCGCTGGAGATTTCGCCCAACCTGACCGTCCGCTACCAGAAAAACATCAAGTTCTGGGGCCAAACGGTGCTGGAGAGCAAGGTCGACATCGATGCGGTCAACCCAATCGAGCTTGACTGCACGTTCACGCTGTCTTTCGAGAGCGCCGACGAGCTTTTCTCCGTTTCCGGCGACAAAACGGTGTCGGAACTGGCGTTTGAAGTGCTTTTGCCCACGGTTCGCGCTGTTTCCATGGAGATGATCGCGTTTGCCGGCACGATGTTGCAGGCCAAGGAGAGAAAGTGAGCAAGTCCTACCATCGCCCCTACACGGCAGCCGAGTTCAAGGCGATCAAGTCCTGCCCCCGCGAGACAACGCTTGATGAGTACATGCTCATTGCGTCCTACGAGTGGAACGTCCGCTACAGGAACCACATCCCCGGCGCAATCCTGCTAAATCTCTACCATTTGGTCACGCGCAGCCACGTTTCCTGCATCCGCAACGGCAAAGAGAGCTTCTGGAACCCCGACTACTCGTTCCGCGAGGAGCCGCCAGCGCCGACCATGCCAATCTCACCCGACACCCTGCCTGCGCCTGACAACGACACGCCGATGCCGGCCACGGTCAAAGGCCCCAAGCGCGAGATGATTGCCCGGCAGATCCTCGGCCTGTTCTGGGAGGGCAAGCCGGTGCAAATCCACAATATCATCCGCAAGATGCTGACGGTGCAGATTGAGGAGGAAGCGACCCGCAACGTGGTCAGTGCCCTGCGCGTAGGCGGCGTCTTGTCCAACCCGGCTAAGGGTATCTACGCCCGCGTTGACCCCGATGCCCCCGCCACCGAGGCAGCCGATGCATAACGTCAAAATCACAGGCGAAGTCTACGGCGAGCCCGACGACGGCGCTGTGCCGGACGTGGTGCTGTCGGTGCCGCAGACGGAAGCGGCAGCCATCATGCTGTTAGTCCGCACCGACGCGCTGATCCGCAGCCTAGCCCGCCTGATTGGCGAGCGCATACCGGGCGACAAGGTGCCGCAGCAAATCAAGACGCTCGGCAGCGACACCGCCGACAACACGGTGGTCCTAGCCCGGTCGCTTGCTTCGGCAGCGCTTGAGAAGATGGACGAGGACCGCACCCGCGACCCCAACCTGGTCGCCGTGCGGCACCTGACGCAGGACTATTGGGCGGCGCTGGGCAAGATCCGCACCGACCGCGACAGCGCTCCCGGCGTCGAGTTGGCGTGCCGGTTCATGCACGCGCTGCACTTGGTCCTGCACGCCGAAACGTCGCCCGCACAGAAGGGCGAGGCGCTGGTCAAGTGGAAGGAGTACAAGGAGAAGATCCTGTGTCGCTGCTGATCAACACCGACGCCATGGAGGTAGTGGACAACTACTCATGGCGCAGGATGAAGTCGCAGAAGCCGCTGCCACAAGTGCCAGAGCGGTACTTGGAGTTCAGCGTCAGGGTGGCCCAGGCGCTCGACAAGGAGCCCGCGTACCACGCCAAGATTGCGGCCCCGTTCGTGGCCATGGAGCTTTGCGTTGGATTGTGGTTTGGGTTCATGCACTATGGGTTCATCGGGCCTGACCAGTACGGCAGGCTCACTGGGCAGTCTCCGCGGGAAGTGCTCAAGAACGCGAGGTTAGCAGATGCGCTCATCCGTTGGTGGCAAGAAGTCGGCTACCCGTACATCACCCGCCGCGACGACGTACTCGCCCGCAGGCGGCACCGCATCCTTGACGCCAGCGCCCCAGGCCACGGTCGACTTGAGGACGCCTTCGCCCACCACAGAGGCATCCAAGCCCACGCCTGCCGATCACTACGACTTGGCCGAGGTCTTGCCAGCACTGCCGAACTCGATGAGTTATGCGCCGGTGTCCACGCTCGGCACCGATGCGTCGTCCGACATCGATCTCACGGGGCGGGAGCTTGCATCCTTTGCGCTGTCCCTATCCCCTGGGAAGTTGTCGCAGACGGACCTGAAGGCAGCCGGCATCCTGCTAATGGCACAAGCCGCCGGAGCTGGGCAGCTAAAAGAAGCAAACTCGGCGCTGACCACGCTGACAAAGTTGGTGGCACCACCAGCGGCGGGAAAGACAGTAACGAATAACACTGTGATCATTGGCGCTTTGGAGCGGATTCGTAGGCGGCAAGGGGTTTTGGAGGGGGAGTAGATGGCTGCTATTGACAAACTAATCGCTGAAGTGCGCGCCAACCCGCCGCACCCTAAAAGCCCGTTGCCGTGGAAGACGCACGCCGAGTACGGCGACGTGAGCGACAGCGGCAACGTGGGTGTGGTGGCAGATATTGAACAGGCGAACGCTGGCCATATTGTCGCTGCCGTCAACGCTATCGGTCCACTAATTAAGGAGGTTGGGCGGTTGCAATCATTGTTGGACGCCACAGGTGTTCAGCAAATCGACGGCGGCTGGAAGATAATGGTCGGCAATTCGATTGGCCTTGGAGCGACGCCTGGCGACGCTATTGAGGCGGTCATTGATGCGGAGGCTCATCGTCGTACCGCTGAATCTCGCGAAGAAGCGAACTTTTACAGAGAACTGCACAACAAGACGTGCCCAACCGTAGACAAATTTGTGTACGGGAGTTGCAACTGCCGTCTGTCGGTGCAAATCGAAAGGAATCGCCTCAGCGCGGGCAGCGGCTCAAACGAAACCTAAATGAAACAACCAGTAGACCCCAACGTCTGGAAACAACGTGCCGCCCGCCGCCGCATTGAAGAAGACCAAGCCGACCGCCGCGCCGCCAAGCAAGCCCGCAGCGCTGCTCACGCCGAGAAGGTAGCCGAGCGCGAACGCCAGCGCCAAGAAGCCATCGCCGCGGCCCCACCGCCAGCCGAAAAGCCCACACTCCCCGTCAGCCTGCTCGGCGACGACGCCATCAACCAAGTGGTCGACGCCTGGTTGTCGAGCATGGAGGACTTCGCTGCCACCTTCGACATCCGCACCAAAGACGGCGCAGTTGTCCCGTTCGTTCCAACCGAGATCCAAAAGCAAGTCTTCACCGACGTAAAAGCCCACAGGTTCGTCCAGTTCCTCAAAGGCCGGCAGATGTTCGTCACGACGGCGACGGTGATCCCGGCGCTGAACGTGTGCTTTGCCAAGCCCGGCAGCCGAGTCTGCGTCGCCGCCCACGACGAACGCAGCGCCATGGAAATCGGCCAGTTCTACCGGATGATGTACGAGGGCAACCAGGCCCTGCGCGAACTGATGCCGCTCAAGTCGGGCAGCAAGGGTCAGCGTTCGATCCTGTTCGCCAACGGCAGCAAGATCCTATTCGGCACCGCCAACTCCGAGTTCTGGCGCGGTTTCCCTACGCACTTCGCGCACATGACCGAAGCGGCCATGTACGACAACCTCGGCAAGACGATCGCCAGCCTTGGCCAGACCGTCCCTGAATCCGGCACCATCGTCATCGAGACAACAGCCAACGGTGACAACACCTACCGCGAGATGTGGGACGACGACGGCAGCCGGTACTTCCGCCGGTTCCTGTGCTGGCTGAACCATCCCGAGTATGTCAGCGACCTTGCGCTGCCCGCCGACCTGACCGACCTGGAACGCGACTACATCACCCGCCGCAAACTCCCAGCACGCCGAGCGAGTTGGTGGGTCCGCAAGCGCCGGTCTATGCCCATCTCCGAGCGGCACCTGATGCAGCAGGAGTACCCGGTCACGCCGGAAGAAGCCTTCCTGCTGTCGGGCGACAAGTACCTCAAGCGCCAAGTGGCGTTGCCGCAGTCGCCACCCGCCGACGCAGCGGGCGTGGTGCTGTGCGAGGTCTACAACCCCGAGCACCAGTACGTCGTGGGCATCGACGTGGCAGCCGGCTCCGAGCGCGGCGACTTCTCCACAGTGGTCATCGGCAACGTCACCCAGCGCACAGTCGCCGCCACCATGCAAGTGCGCCTGCCAACCGCGCTGTTCAAACTCGCCGCCCACACGCTCCTTCGCGCCTACGGGTCGCCGACAACCGCCGTGGAAGTGAACACCTACGGTTTGGACGTGCAGAACTACCTGATTGAGCAGGGTGTCGCCATGTACCGCACCGTCGAGTACGGTGACATGGCCTTCACCTTCGGCAGCGGCATGGGCTGGATCACGGCACCCAACACCCGCCCGATCCTCTACGGTGCCATCATGGAAGCCGCGACCGGGCAGACCTCCTGGCACGTCGGCGACCGGCGGCTGGCTGAAGAACTGAACGCGCTGTGCTACGACAAAAACAACAAACCCGGTGCGCCCAAGAACGGTCACGACGACCTTGGCTGCGCCTTTGGCATCATGGTGCTCGCCTGCCAGCAAGCGCGCCCGCCAGAGCGCGTGGTCGCAGTCATCCAGCCGTGGGAGACACCGGCGCAGAAGGAGTGGCGCATCCTCATGGAAGGCGGGCAAGAGTCCCTAGAGCGCGAACTGGAACGCTACACGGTGCAACCCGGCGACTTCCCGACCTGAAGCGCCGCGTCAATGTCCGCCCGCAGGTACAGCCGCTTGCGTCCCAACCGACAACTTGGAACCAAGCCGCTCTTGACCCAATAGGTCAGTGTGCGCCTGCTAATCCGCAATAGTTTCAGCACTTCTTTGCTCGTCATGTACTCGCCCACGCTAACCTCCGTGCAAGTGAGCGCAAAGCGTAGCAGGTAGGCGCAAAGTACGCGCTATCCATTGAGCATTTTCTATCCCAACCCACACTCTGAAGCGTCGCCATAGATTGGCGAACGGGCCGCCACCGTTTGGGCGCTTCGTGACGCCAACGATACGGGCGGGAACACATGGACTTGGACTTCAAGGCAATCATCGAGCAAGCGGCACAACTGGACCAGCAGGGCGGCGCGACCGCACCGGAGCAAACCCCAGAGCCGCAGCAAACCGCAGAACCGACCGCGCAACAGGAAGCCTCAGCGGCACCCGCTCCCGCGGAACCAACCCGCCAAGACCCGCCCCAGATGGTGCCGGTACAGCGGTTGGCGGCTGCGACCAGAAAGGCCAAAGCCTACGAGCAGCAGTACCACGAAAGCCAACAGCGCATCAGCGAGTACGACAGCAAGATCAGGGAACTGGAAACAGCCCTTGCTCAAGTGAAGAAAGCGGATGCGACCGACGACGATGCGTGGCTAGACGAACATCTCAACGGTGGTGCCGGTGCAGCCGACAAGACCGTGAAAGCCTTGGAGGCGCGTCTAGAGAAGTTCGAGAAGTGGCAGGCGGCTGAAGAACAGCGCGCCGTTCACGCTCAAGAGGACTCGCTGCTCTCAAGCGCAATGACCGACTTGCAGAACGATTGCCAAAACTTTGACGAGGAGATGATTATCACCCTCCTCGCCAACAAGTGGAGCCCTGAACAGATCGTGGCCAAGCACGCAACGATGCGTTTTGCGCCCAGAGCGCCGACCGCAACCAAGCCTGCCGCAGCCGCCCCCGCTCCACCGCCCCAGATCGCGCAGCCCGGCACCGCGCCCAAGGCTACGTCCAACGACATGCCCTTTGACCAGTGGATCAAGAAGGGCTTTAAAGAAGACCTCAAGCGTCACGGCATCGCCTAGCGCACCAAGGAGTTACCCATGCCAGCTACCCTCGCAAGCTTGAACGCCATCCTCAAAGAGGCGTACGTCGAGCAGAAGATCCAGGACCAGTTCAACGAGAACGTCGATTCCTGGAAGGACTTCGACAGCGTTGACCTCAAGTGGACCGGCTCGCAGGCCATCTTCCCGCTGCGCGTCGCCCGCAACAACAGCGTCAATGCGTCGAGCACCAGCAACACGCCCGCCGCCGGCCAGCAGGGCTACCTGCGCTTGGTCGTGACCGCTCAGAAGGTCTACGCCTCGGCGGAAATCCTCGGCGAAGCGATCGCCGCTGCCAGCACCACCGCCGGCTCGTTCGCGGTTGAACCCGCGGAAGAACTCAACGGCATGGTCAAGGACTACAACAAGCGCCTTTCGCAGTTGTCGTTCTTCGGCGGCGTCTGCATCGGCTTTGTGTGGCAGAAGCAGAACGCGGCCACCTTCGGCTACAGCGGTCGGTTCTTCGACATCGCCCTCGGCGTTGGCGAAACCGTGTCGTTCTTCCGCATGGACACCTACGCCGCCGTCGGCGCTGCCACGCAGTTGAACGCCATCAGCAGCACCAGCCTCACGCTGAACGCCGCCATCAACACCGCAGCAGTGACTGCGGGCGTCCTGATCGCGGTCGTCGTGACCGGATTGCAAGCCGCCCTGACCGAGCCCCGCACCATCGCCCCGACCTCGGCTGCCGGCATCGACCCGGCGCTCACCGCTGAGCCCATCGGCATGATCGGCAACCTCGGCTTGCAGAGCCACTTTGGCCTGAACCGCAACAGCGGCACCGCGGGCGAAGTGACCTTGCGCTCCAACTTCCGCGCCGTGGACGACACGCTCCCGGCGGGTGGCGCCCTGGGTCTGGACGACCTGCAAGTGCTGGACTCGACCATCCAGACCGTTTCCGGTCGCCGGAGCGACAAGCGTTGGTCGAGTTGGAACCAGTTGAACAGCTACCCCGCGCTGCTCCAGGGCACCTCGGCGGGCAACCTGCGCACCGACGTCAAGACCTCGGCCAGCAAGGCGGATGCCGGGTACACCGACTTCGCCTACGCCAACATCCCGTTCATGGCCAGCGACTCTTGCCCTGACGGTCTGTTCATCAACATCTGCAAGGACACCTGGAGCCGCGCCACGCTGAAGGCTGGCCACTTCATCGACTTCGGCGAGGGCACCTTCACCCGCGTCCCGAACACCGACAAGGCTCAGGCGTCCTACGCGACCTACTACAACCTCGTCTGCAAGCAGCCCAACGCCAACGGCGTCATCGCTGCCCTCGACCTGGTGTAGTCCACTTCCCGCCGCCGTCAGCCTGGGCTTAGGTCTGGGCTGACGGCGGCTTCAATCTGCAAGGAGAACATCTCATGGCAAAGGTTACTTTCGTCCCTGTCCAAGACAGCAACGACAACAGCGTCAACGTCCCGGTCAACCAGCTTTGGAACTACCAGAGCGGCGTGCCAGCGGCCACCAACGACTCCAGCGAAGGCTTCGCAGCCGGCGACCTGTGGGTCGATTCTGCCACCGACACCATGTACGTCTGCTCGGACGCCTCGGTCAACGCGGCTGTGTGGACCGCTGGTGGCGCGCCCGTGGGCACCATCGTCGCGGCTGATTACGTCGGCAACCACAGCCTGTTGGTCGCGACCACAGGCGGGGTTCCGCTGCCGCAAGTGGTCGCCGCCGGCGAGTTCGTCGGTCGCGCCATCGCTGGCAGCCTCGGCGTCGTCACCGCCGCACAGGCTCGCGCCATCATCAAGGCGACCACCGAAGCGCTGTTCGACGACCTGGCTTCGGCTGGCGTCATCGACGGCGACCGGCTCAAGGCTGGCGGGATCACCCCGAACAAGAACATGGTCAAGGCGTTCACCGCGCTCGGTGTGGGCAACGTGTCTCCCACTGCTGCGCAGATGGTCAACGGCGTTCTCAGCCACCCCGCCGCTGCCGCCCAGACCCTGACCACGGACACCGCACCCAACATCATCGCCAACGCCGCGGTCGGCGCTGTCGCCGGGACGTACTTCGAGTTCTTGGTGAGCAACACCGGTGCCGGCACCAGCACCCTGACCGCAGACGGCGGCGCCACCGTCACTATTGTCGGCGACCCAGCCGTCCTGACCGGCACCACTGCGTCCTTCCTGGCTGTCGTGACCGGCGCGGCCACCGTGAGCATCTTCCGCAAGTAGACCAGGAGGCAGCGCATGGACGGATATGAAATCGGCAGTGAAGCGGTTGACCCGTTTGACCAAGCTGCCCTAGCCTCTGCTGCGAAGCGGAGGCTGGCGTCCATGCGTCGTCGCCCCGTAGGAGTTGAGCCAGACGCCATGGACACCGCCGGGGATACCCTCGGCGGTGCCCTGGCGGGTGCGGCAACCGGAGCGGCGCTCGGCACTGCTGTCCCGGTGGTCGGAAACGCACTCGGCGCAGGCGTCGGTGGCCTCATCGGCGCGTTCCAAGGGTTCACCAAGCGCAAGTAGGAATCCATGATCAACTTCGGCCAAGGCCCAGAACCGCAAATCGACGACGTGCGGGACTTGCAGCCGGAGAGCGCAGGCGGCGTCATCGAGCCGGGCGACACCGACAGCCCGAGCCTGACGCCCAAGCAAATCGCAGAGTTCTCCGACCAGTTCCTAGCGGATACGCGGAGTTACTACTACAACACCTGGATGGAGTGCGTCAACCTCATCAGCGACTTCCGCCGCATGGGTGGAGGCGTCGTTGCCAAGGCGGGCGGCACCACGGGCGCTATGCAGTTCCTGCGCCCCCGCTTCGTCAACGTCAACATCGTGCAGCCGCTGTACCGCAACGTGGTCGCCCGCCTGAGCGTGGAGCAGCCAAGTTGCGTGGTCATCCCGGCGTCGCCCAGCACCGAGGACATTGTGCAGGCGCAGGCAGCCGAGCAGGCGCTCAAGTACTTCTGGCGAGCTGCCGAGGTCAAGAAGCACCTGACGGAAATGATCGAGTGGATGGCGCTGTTGGGCACCGCGGGGCTGTTCACTGAAGTCGTCAACGGCAGGCAGGCAGGCGACACCTACGTCGGCGACGTGAAGGTCCGCGCCATCAGCCCTGACCGCATCCGAGCTGAGCCCGGTGTCGGCAACCCCGACGACAGCCGCTTTCTGGGCATCACCATCCTGACCACCAAGGACGCGCTCAAGCGGCAGTTCCCTGACAAGGCAGTGATCATCGACCAAGCGCCGACGCCCACCATGCCGTTTGGCCCTAGCACGTCGCAGTTCGGTGCCAAAGCCGCACCAGACCGCGTGGAAGTGCTGCAAGCCTACTGCCGCAGCGGGCACTGGTTCACGCTCTGTGGTGCCGAAGTGCTGGCCCAAGGTCGCGTCGCCGGCAACCGGATGCCGTTGCAGATTGCCCGCTACACCAAGATCCCCGGCCAGTTCTTTGGCATGGGCATGGTCGAGCCAAACCTGTCGATTCAGTTCCTGTTCAGCGACACACTCAACCAGATTGCCCAGAACGCTCGCATGATGGGCAATCCCAAGGTCATGGTCGAGCAGAACAGCAAAGTGGCCAACGACGCTTTCACCAGCCGCGTGGGCGAGATCATCAAGTTCAGCGGCCAGGCACCGACAGTGTGGGTGCCGCCACCGCTGCCCGCCTACATCCAGCAGATGCCTGCGATGCTGCAAAGCTACAGCCACGACGTCACCGGCATCCACACCACGACCAGCGGCAAGCGCGCCGTCGGCATCAGCTCTGGTCGCGCGATTGAGGCACTGACCAGCAACGACCTTGCGCAATTGCAGTCCACGCAGGACGCCATCACCTACGCGGTTGAGGGTATGTCCACGACTGCGCTGGCGTTCATCAAGGCGTACTACCCCGAAGAGAAGGTGATGCGCGCCTTTGACCAGTACGGGCGCGGGATCTTCAAAGCCATCAGCAAGACCGACTTGGGCGATACGCCGGAAGTGTTCGTGGAAGCCGACACCCTGTTCTCGGCCACCGTCAAGGACCGCGACCAGAAAACGCTCGACCTGCTCCGCTTGGGCATGGTCGACGCCGCGACCGCCAAGAAGATGCTGAGTTACCACCTCGACCCCATGGCTCCGCTTGAGGAAGTGGCGGACATGCAGCACGCGCAAACCGTGCTCATGACCGTTGCAGACGACGGCTACTGGCTGTTGAACCCTGCGACCGGGTTGCCGCAAGTGGACGCGCTGACGGGGCAGCAGAAGGCCCGCGTGGTCATCTACCCGACCGATAACCTCGACGTGTTCGAGCGCGTGATCCGCGACTTCATGCGGACCGACGCCTTCCGCAGCATGGACAAGGAAGCGGCAGACGGTGTGGACGCGCTGTACCAGGAGGTGATCAAGATGATCGCAGCCAAGATGGTGCCGCCGGAAGCCAAGGAAATGAACAGCAACGGCAACCCCAAGGGCATGGGCGAGCCGGGAGCGCCACCGCTTCCGCAGGCGTTGCCGGGCAATATGGACACCACCGCCGCGGCTGATGCTGCGGTTGAATCTGCTGAGGCGGATACGGGACTTGCCTAATGTACGTCCACGAAATCGCCGACTACGCCCGCCTAATCGCCGACGACCCTGACCAGGTGCAACTGAGCCAAGCCCGGCTCGCCACCATCCTCAAGATCGCCTACAAGCAATTCCGCGGCTACGTCCCAAGCGAGGTCTACGAGATCAAGCAAGGCCCCGTGACCGCGACCGGGCAGTACAACATCGACCTGAACAATGTGATCTTTGGAACGGCACCGACTGCGGCGCGGGCTCAGAAGTTGACGCGGGTTCAGTTGGTCGACGCGACAACTGGTGTCGTGGAGCAGATCCTGCCGCCGCGGTCCAGCATGGAATCGCTTGGGCAGAACGGCGCCACGTCGGTCTTCTGGAACGGTGGCCCCTGCTGGTGGCTAGACGGGCGCGTCCTGCGCTTCTCCGGCCCTGTGACGGGCTCACTTGAAGTCTGGTATCTGCCCGACGAGTCGGTGAACTGGACGGCTGGCGTGGTCACTGGAGCCAACGTCTATGTCGACGACCTAGACCGCTGGCACGACATCATTGCGCTGCTGGCCATTGGCCGCTCGTACTCGATGGCAGACGGCGTCACGCAGGCGAACGTCAAGCAGACCCTCGGCGAACGCCTAGCGGAGATGGAGCAATTCTTCTCCGAGAGCCGCAGTGGCAAGGCAAGCCGGTACGTTCAGGATGTAGGAGGCTATGGTGGCTGACCTATCTGAAGCCGCCAAGCGACGGCTCAACCAACCGTTCCGCACGCCGGGCGAGAACAAGAAGTTTGCTGTCTACGTCAACGACGACGGCAAGGACAAGATCGTCCGCTTTGGCGACCCCGACATGGAGATCAAGCGCGACGACCCAGAGCGCCGCGCCAACTTCCGTGCTCGGCACAACTGCGACGAGAAAACCGACAAGACGACGCCAGGTTACTGGAGTTGCCAACAGTGGCGCGCTGGCGCCAAAGTAGAGGGATGACTATGGAAAACGAGGACAAGATGCTGAGTAGGAGCCCCCATGGACACTGAAATGCTCGCCAATGCAGCCAAGCGCAAACTACAGGCGACGCCGATCTTGACCATCACCATCGCCGCTGGCGGTCCTGGCAAGGGTATGGACAAGCCACACCCCGAGGGCTGCAAGTGCGAGGAGTGCGCTGGGGAAGGGGAAGAGGAGGGGGAGGATGCCTGAGCCTCGCACTGTTCAAGTGAACTACAACTCGGACGGTCCTGGGTTTGACGACTTAGCAAAGGGGTTGACCCCCGACCAGAAGCACCGTTATACGCAATGGCGTTCGTCGCAACGGCAGGCGTATGCCGACGCCTACGACAGCGGGAAACTCAAAGGGATGCGCGAGCGCGGAGAGACGTTCCCCAACACGTTGTCCATGTTCGCTCGCCCAGGCACCGATGAGGATTCGCTATTTGAAATGATGGGCGAAAGCGAGACGGATAGTCAGTCGGAAATTGACCACCCCTTCGGCAAAGAGTTCGGCAGCCAGTACGCCAGCCCTCAAGCAGCCGCTCGGCGCATGACCCCGGCACGGCCACCAATGGCCACGCCCAAGGCGGGCTACAACGACCTCAACAGCCGCCAAGTCGGCATCAGCGAGCGCACCTTTCTGCAACCGGAAAGCCCACTAGCCAACGCCGCCAAGCGCAGACTGGAGAAAGCCCGTGGCCAACGCCGCTGACCAGACGGTGAATCTGACGCCCACCAAGGGCATGGATCTGCGGTCGCTGACCAAGCAGGCCGGCTCGCCGTTTCTCCAGAACGTGCTGACGCGCAACGGCGACTTCCAAGCGCGCCCCGGCTTTGGGCTTGTGCGCGCCTACGACACCACGCTCAACAACGGGCGGACGTTGCTGACGATCCCGCCGATGGACACCTTCGCTCTTGACGCCCCTATCGGCGTGCAAACCATCCGCACGTCTTGGGGCAGTGACCAGATCGTCACCGTCCACCCCGTCCGCGGCTACAACGGAAACCTGCGCACAACCAGCACGTTCAGCACCGAGGCCCCACTCGGTGGCCCCCGCGGCTATGTGATGAGCAGCGTCGCCGTGGTGGTCCACGACCTGGCCAGTGACCAGCACTTCGAGTTCGTCCTGCACCAGCAAGACGTGCTTGACGCCGACCTGATGCGGCACTTCCCGCACTACGCCACCCGCTTTGACCTCAACAGCAGCGGTGCCGTGGAGCACACTCGTTGGCTGACCACGCAGCGCACGCCGACGTGGGCGCTGATTGTGCCGTTTGAGTCGGCAGTCATCATCGCAATCGACGGCTGCGGGCTGTGGTGCTACCGCCCCGTGGACACGCCGGTTCTACCCGACCGCAAGGTCAACAGCCTGAACATCACGACCAGCAGCCTGTACGCGCTTGGCGAAGTCGCCGCGTGCAGCCCGTTGAACCTGGCTGACGGTGTGCTGATTGCCAAAGAGCAAAACTACCTGACGCCGAGTGAGTTTGGGCAACCCAATGCCATGGGCGCCTACGACAACCGCATGATCTACGCGGTTGGCAACGCCCTGTACTTCAGCGACCTGTACCAGCCAAACGCCATCCTGACCGACAGCATCGAGGTGTGCCCGTTCCTGGACCCCGTGACGGTGGTGTGCAATGTCCGCGGCACCCTGTTCGTGGCCAGCGCCAAGCAATCGTGGGTCTACCAGCCGGCGCAGGGCACCGTGACCTTGCAGGGCGGTTCATGGACCATGCTGTCTGGTGCGGCAGGGTGCGTAAACAACCGCGCCTTCGCGCTCGCCGACCAGGGCCTGTTCTTCGTGGAGGACTCTGGCGTCTACTCCTACGCAGGCGGTGTGGTGCTTCAGCACATCAGCGAGCCTGTGGACAGGCTGTGGACAGATGCTGCAAGTCTGCAAATGGTATTGACAGATTACTACACCGCGACTGGACAGACGCTGTTGACCGACGACCAATTGCCCGCCCGCATCGACGTGCGCGCCGAAACACCAAACGCCCGCTGCCATTGGAACCAAGAGCGCGGGATGCTGTTCGTCACGCTCAACAGCGCAACGCTGGTCTACACCTTGGGTTTTGGCTGGTCGGTCTGGTACTTCGCGTCGCACGCTGGCTGGAACGACGAGGTGTTTGGCATTGCGACCATCGACCACCCCCACTTCGCGTCGTCGGGGCAGCGGCTGTTCATGGTCGGCGGGGTTGACAATGTTGGCTACAGCGACCCCGAGATCGGTGCCGGTTTTGCAGCCCAATCCTGCTACCTCCTAGAACTAGGCCGTGGCGGCGCGATTGACCGCAGCACATCGATTGACCCCGCACTGCGCGACGCCTACACCGTCACGCTGTCGGGCTACTGGACCACTGGCGACACCCTGCGCGTGACCATCAACGGCGTAAACTACGACACGGTAATGAGCGCCGCCAACGCCGCGGCCACCGACCCGCTTGCTGCCTTTGCAGCCAGCGTCAACGCTGTCGTCACAGCCAACCCCGAGTACTTCACCAACGCCACGCTGACCGGTTGCACCTTCCTGGCACAGACAGCCGGGCTGGTCGCCTTCACGGTGAGCGCGTCGGTGCTAGTCGGCTCAGGCACAGTGGCCACGGTCCACACCCGCACTGGTGCCGCCGCCGACAACAGCGAGGCGCAACTAGAGGACCAGCGCACCCCGATCGGTGGCTGGGTGATGTTCGGCACATTCCCTGACACGACGACGCAACCAAGCGTTTGGGTCGGGCAGCCCGTGGTGGTGCCAGCAGGGTACGAGACTCGCACGGGAGCCGCGTTGGCTTACGAGTCGCTGTGGTTTCCGGTGTCGATTGGGCATTGGGAGAACGGTGGCGGCGCAGCTCCGACCACGTTCAGCCTGCGCTTTCTGTTCAACAGCACGGTCTGGACGCCGGTTCTTGTCGGTGCCACGGCTGAGTTCGACTTCCAGATGCCCAGCCGCCGCATCGCCGCCATCGCAGGCTTTGCCCCTGGTGCGCCGGTTGCAGCTCGACAAGTCGCCGTCTACGACCCAGGAACTGGCGCGCTGGACCCCGCCGGCAACGAAGTGCGAATCAACTTCAACGGCGCTGCGGGAATCTGGACCAGCGCACCGCAACTGAATATGAGCCCGGTCGGCCCCGACGAGTTGGTCTGGATTGGCTTTCGCAACGACCTGGACCAGGACTGTTGGCAACTGCCGATCGCGTCAAGCCAAGTGCGCGTCGATGGCGTCGCATCACCGTTCTACGCCTGGCAGCAGGGCCTGTACGCCGCCGCCTACGAGGACTTGGCCAACAAGCAGCAGCCGTTGGATTGGGCTGTCAAGACGCTGGAAGTCCAGAGCCGTGGCGAGCAGATCCGCGTGCGCGGCGTCTACCTTGAGGTCCAGCACCTCGGCACAGGCAACAACGAAGTCACGCAGTTCTGGCAGTACGGGCCGCTGAACACCGCCACGTCGAGCGATATGCGGGACTACAGCGGGCAGGCCGTGGACTTCTTCACTACCCCGCCCGGCAACAGCGAGCAGAACGACATCAACCCGCGCAAGCGATTGCAAACTGTGACCGGCACCGAACCGCACCTAAAGACCTTCAACAACATCGCCAAGTGGGCCAGCACCGCAGACCCGAGTAAGGGCAACCTATTGATTGACGACGCGCAAGTGGACACGGTAGCCACCACGGACGGGACGCAGGGCAACAAAGCCAGCGTACTGGTCCACGGCACCATGAACGCTCCCGGTGACGGCGTGCGCCTCGGCTCCGTTGAAGCGGTCATCCGCGTCGTTGGTGGCCGGAGAAGGTGGCACTGATGCCACGCATTGAACTCATCCCCAACAAGCAGACCGACGAGGCAGCCGAACGGCAGCGGCGGCGCGAAGCCACCTTTGGCGAACTTGCGCCTATCACCCCAGCGACACGCAACGACATGCTCGCCGCCACCGCCTTTGCTGGCCAGGGCACCTACCGCGGCGGCGTGTTGCCGGAGGACTTCGACCTGACCGGCGTGCGCGGCGCGGCGTTCGACAGGGCAGTGACCATCAACGGGACCGGCATTGTCCGCGGCTTTGTGTTCAACGAGACAGTGCTACTCGGTGTCGACGCCAAGGTGTCGTTCATGGGTTGCACCTTTCAGAAGGCCATCACTGTGACCGCAGGAGGCAAAATCGTCGCCACCGGTTGCCTGTTCGACGGCACGAGCGCGATACTGAACGCTGGCGCGGCGGCGGATTCCGGCATTGTGGGCGGCATAAAAATCAGCGCCGTTGCACACACCAATACCACCGTGATCTTCGAGGTGTAGCATGGGAACCAGCAACCGTGTGCTACCTCACCAGTTCGCGCCGGGCAACACCGCGGACTTCACGCGCGTCGAGCAGGCGTTGCTCAAACTCACCGACACCTTCAACGATGTGCCGGCGCAGTTCGTACAGCGCCGCTGGTCGCACAACTCGCTGGTGTGGGGTTACTCACCACCCGATGATACGACCCCCAACATGCTGCCGTTCCTGCGCTGCATCAACAACAGCACGTCGTTCTCAGTGCTTGAGCCGCCAGTAGCCGCCGACATCAAGAACCTACAACGGGTGAAGTCCTGCTACGTCCCAGCGATTGCGCCCAACAACGGCAGCCAAGACCTGTTGACTTGGGAAGTGGCGTGGCAGTGTGCAAAGCCGACGATTATCGGTGGGTTTACGCTGGCGGCTGAGGCGCGCGCGTCACTCATAGCCACAGGTCCATACACCAACTTTTGGCGGTTCGGTGCTGGTGCTCCCGTGCCATCCGACCCCGTTGACGACTACACGGTACAAGTTTGTATCGACGACGGCTTTGACCTGGTCAACCGTAAACGGCTTCGGCAAGAGGCGCTGGTCTACAACATGCGCTCCGACGCCTTCCAGTTCTACCCCGCGACGGGCCTCCCGGCAGCACTCGACACCATGCAGCCCGCACACCCAAGCGATGAGGCATGGGACGGCATTCTGATTGACATCGAGCAATTGGTCCTCGTCCCAGCCGGAGCCCGCGTCCGCTGCCTGTTCACGGTGCCGCTCTACAGCGACGCAACCTACGCGCAATGGGCAGCGACACCGCAGGCGCTCAACGTGTGGTCCTGCACCGCGCAAGTCTGGGAGGCGACCGTATGAACCAGTTTACACCCAAACGCTTTGCCCGCGGTGTGCGCGCCACCATCGAGCACGTCTACGATCCGTTGGACGACATTGCTACCGCGGCAGCCGACGTTGATGAGTTGATCTCCAACACTGTTGAAGACCTCGGAACCTCAACGGTTGTGTGGAACGTGCCCTACATGCGGCAGTGGAGCGCGGCACCACGGTCAGTGGCCGACGGGATGCCCGACGCCTACATGCCGTTCCTGATGCCACCGTTCCAGCAGCAGTTCAACCGCGCGACGTTAGCGCCGCCTGACTACCAAGTGGTCCTGCGCGACCTGTCGATTGCGATTGACCAGCGAGCGGAGGCGTTGGGCATCACCAGCCCCGACGCCGCAACCCAGGGGCTTCTGACGGCCTGCGACATGACCCGCTACACTGTGACGCTCAAACTATACGAGCGGTCGCCGTGGTCGCTCACAGGCATTGCAACGTCCGACCTGTCGAGCAAGACGGAGTTGTTGTCGTTGGAAGTGCCCGGCGTGGAAGTCTTTGGCAACGAGTTCACCCTGTCGCCGTTCCTGCAAGAGAACCTGAACATCACCATCAAGCCGTTCAAGGTCTACTTCTGGGAGGTCTACTGCCCTGGCTTGACGACGACGAACGCGGTCACTGAGGAGGAATTGGCGCTGGTGAGCTTCACCCTGCGCGCCACCTTCACGTCGCCGCTGACTACCCGCGATTCCGTCAACGAGTCGGAGTGGGGCGGCACCCCGCCCGGGATCCAGAACATCCCCACCAAGCACAACGGCGACAAGACGGCGACCACGATTCCTGTGTCCACGCCAGCCGCTGACGCAATCATCACCGGCACCGACTTGCAGACCGCCTTCCATGAGTTTGACGAGACACTGCGCCGCCGGCTACCAAGTGGCTACGGCACGGGCGCGGGGTCGCTTAGCAATTCGATGCAGGCAGCGGACGCGCCACCGACCGAACTGATACTCGACGACGCCTGCTACCACATGATCGTGGTGCCGATGTGGAGCGGGCAACAGCAGGGCGGCGTGAAGGCGTCACAGATTGGCGGTTCTGCGGTGCTACCGTACATGAACTGGCCAGTGGCGGGAGCCCCCTACGCCCGCCCCTGCATCGACACGCGGCTGATCCCCGTGCCGGATAACTTCGTGTTGCACCACGCCTTTGCGGTGTGGAACAACTACTGGCCTAACTCGGTGCTGGCGAACAATGGCGAGCGCGCCAAGATTGCTGGAGCGCCCCCACCTGCCGACCCTGACTACATCCAAAAGATCGGCATTGCGCTCAACAGTGGTGGAAGATCCGACAGTTACCGCTACCAGCAGGTTGCCTACTTTGAGTGGACCGCTGCGCTCAGCACCTACGTCGACTACTACCAAGCCTTCTTCCCCTCCACGCAAACGCTCACCGACCGCTTCAGCATCGTGCAATTGCCGCTGGTGTGGCCAGACGTGCTATGGGACGACAACAGTTACGAGCCGAGCGGGCAACCGTTCTTCATGGGCACCGCCAACAGCACCACAGCGGCGCGGTCCAATGCCGGGGCCATGCCTGGCGCGTTTGGTGGCGGTGCGCTTGACGTGCCGCTGACCGAAGGCTGCGAGCGACACCTGGAAGTGCGCTGGATCAAGGAGCGCGACGATGGCGTCACCGGGCTTGAGGGCGGTGTCGCGACCAGCACCCGTGTTGGCTGGAACGGCGAGTGGATCATCCTGTGCGGCAAGAAAGTGGTCGGCAGATAGAAAACGCACGCGCCACCTTGGCGCAATGGCCGTTGCCGCGTAGGCTTATGGCGTTTGGAGGGCATTATGGCTCAGTTCGATTTCAAGCAAGCGATCGCGAAGGTGGAAGCGAACAAGCCTAAGCCGGCACCTGTCGCGCCCAAGCCGGGCTACAACAGCGACGGTTCAGACAGCGCGGTCTGGGGAGAACTGAACAAGTTGGTGCCGGAAGCCGACGCCAAACTGGCAGGCATTGCTAGCCAAACCGCCGCCAACCAAGCGCAAAAGCTCAGCGGCTACGAGCAACAACTGGCTGCTGCCCAAGCCGGCGAGCAGGACTTTGCCGTCCGCGAGGGCATGATCTCCAAAGAAGCCACAGCCGCCGCCCGCAACCTGAACAGGCAGGGCGCTGCCATTGCTGCGCGCAACAAGAACCTTGGACAATCACGCGGACAAGCCAGAGAATTTGCGGACACCCGCGCGCAGATGGATACGGCATACGGTCGGCAACAGTTGGAAAACGCAGCCCAGCGCCGCGCGGCTCAACAGCAAGCCGGCGCTTTGCAGTCCACGCTGGCCGAGGAGAAGCAGCGGGCTCTGGTCCAGCAGACCACCGGCAAACAGGACGCGCTCAACCAGATGTACGCGCAGATTGACGAGATTGAAGACTCCACGAACAAAGCCAACCCTGTCCACTTGAGCGACGGGGAAGTGATGCAGGCGGCTGAGGAAATGCGACGCAAGGTGTTACCAGGCGCGACGAGCGCTGAAGAGCGCGCTGCCATCGAGGCGTACATCCAGCAGTACATCGCCGACAACACCTAAGGAGGGCTGCAATGGCGCGCATCATCCCGCAGACCCAACCCGATCCGTTTGCCCCGCAAGTCGCAGGGTTGCACTCCACCCGTCAGCGCCCCTACCAGGGCTTCCAAACCGCCAACAAGTTCTTGGACACAGCCGCCGCAGTGGCCAACTCGCCGCTGACCGGACTTGCCATGCGCGGCATCCAAGCCGGTGCCGGTGGCATCAGCGACATGCTCTCTGCTGCCGCCGCCCGTCGCATGGAGGAGTACAAGGCTGGCGGGTTGGAAGGCGAGTTGTCGCCTGACCTTGCGGCACCCGAGCCCTACAAGCCGATGGAAGGGTTGTCGCTGAGCGGCAAGGAGCCAAAGGGGCTTGGGTTGTCGCTGCGGGATATGCCAGAGCAGTCGCCGCCACAGGGCTGGAGTTCCGAGTCTCGCGTGGGTGAGTTGCAGGACACGCTTGGCGCTGACCTTGCCCGGGCTGCCCAGCGGAAGTTGGGGGTTGAGCCTGTCGATGCCCGCCAGAGCGCGCTAGGCAAGGGCATCCTGCCTGCGTTCACGTCGCCCCGCGTTCCTGGTTTAGAGATGGACCCCGACGCAGCGCGCCTTGACGCAGCGATTGCCGAGAGTCCACGACCACGACCACGACCTGTCGGAGCGAGCGCCGTCAAGCAAAGCCTGATCGACAACACCGTCATGGGTGCGTTTGTATCGCCCCGCGTTCCCGGCTTGGAGATGGACCCCGACGCCGTTAGGTTGACCAGACCGCCCCA